CGAGCGCCGGATCGGGACGACGACCGCCGGCGCGTTGACCGTCGTGTGGGTCGCGGTCGGATCCACGTCCCAGGGCTTCGTCGGGTCGGCCGGCGCCGTGGCCGGGATCCGGAGCTGGACCGCGCGGTCGTCTCCGAACTTCCGGATCAAGCGGAGGGCGGTGTCCTCGAGGGCCATCTCACGCGGCCCGGAGGGTGAGCCCAGCGGTCCCGCGGCGGATCCAGTTCCGGATCAAGCGGTCGGCCTCGGGGATCGGCTGGATCGTCCGGAGCTGCGAGCCGGCGGAGTAGGTCGTCGCCTCCTCGAGGACGTCGACCTTCTCCCGCTTCGAGATGACGGTCCGGCCCGTGGCGTCGAGCTCGGGCGTGATGGCGAGCTCGGTCATGAGCGCCAGGTCGTCGCCTGGTCCGATGACCTGGTCGGCATAGAGGATCGTCGCGTTGAGGACGTCCTCCGGGACCTCGTCGTTCGGGAAGGGGTTCCCGGTCCGCGGATACCGCGCGCTCGTTCTCGGCCAGGCGAGCTCCTGGACGTCGCCCACTGGCGCCCCGATGAAGCGCCGGCCGAAGCGGGTCTCGATGTAGTCGGTCGCGCGGATGAGCGCGGCCTCCTGGACCTCCGTCGTCGCGTCGAGCCAGGCCTGGCGGCCTCGGTCGGTCTGGTAGGCGATCGCGTCCGCGGCGTCGGCGTAGCTGTTCGCGTCGGTGACGATCGCCCCGGTCTCCTTCGTCAATGACATCTCGACCTCCTCATGGCGTGATCGTGTCCGCCTGGATCTCGAAGGATCCGAAGAGCGGCGTGTTCGGGCCCGGCTCCAGTTGGAGCTCGTGGTAGAAGGCGCCCTTGAGGGCGGCCGTGTCGGCGTTGTTGATGAGGACGTCGATCCTCCCCTGGGCCAGGTCGACCGGGTCGATCTGGGTCGGGCCGACCGAGAGCTTCTTCGTGAAGAGCGCGGCGGCGCCTTGCTTCCTCGCGAGCGCCCAGGTGATCTCGGTGAACGGCGTGAGGTCCAGGACGGGCGACGTCGGGAGGTCGCCGTTGCGGACGGTGATCTCGAGCCGAAGCGCGTCCCCGGAGAAGTAGAGCGGCGTGAGGCCGACGTTCTGTTCTAGTGGCACGATCTAGCACTCCTCGACCAGACCCGTGAGGGCCTGGATCGTGACGACCTCGCCCGTGAGCGTCGTGAAGGTCTCGACCTCCCCGGCGAGCGGGATCTTGTTGACGAAGCCGGCGTCGAGGAGGGCCTGGGTGTTGACGATCGCGTCGAGCGTGACCTTCGTGATGACCTCGCCGTCGATGCAGATCTCCTGCCGGATGATGACACGGAACGAGCGGCTCGAGAACGTGACCAGGCCGTGAGGGATGAAGCTCCCGTTGTAGGCTCCAGCGCCGAGCGAGTTCGGGATCGGTCCGAGCATTAGATCGCGACCTCCGCGGAGATCATCCCGGAGCGCCCGATGAACGACGCGACGGTCTCGTTGATCCGCGAGCCGCTCTCGTCGAAGAGGTTGTAGCGGCGGACCAGGGCGCCGGCGACGTTGCGCTCGATCCGTTGCCAGCCGAGGACGTCGGCCCCGACGAAGTCGATGTCGCGCCCGCCCTCGATGAAGTCGAACATCGCCAGGATCCCGGAGAGCTCGGCGTCGACCGTGTTCCCCGACGTGAGGACGGCCGTGAGGATGTCGCCGACCGAGATGTCGTTGAGCGCCGCGATCGCGGTGAGGTTCAAGCCGATCCCGATCTGGGTCGCGTCGTGTTCCGCCTGGGAGGTTGCGGCGTCCATCGGGACGACCTGGGCCGCGATGGCCGCCTGGGTCGCGTCGTGTTCGGCCTGGTCGGTCGCCGCGTCGAGCGGGACGACGGCGTTCCGCGACGTGATGGCCGCGTCGAGGAAGTCCAGGAGAGCCGCCCGCGCCGACGTGTAGCCCTGGGCGTCGAGGGCCGTCTGGACGTCCGCGATCGAGAGGTCGTTCAAGGCCGCGATCGCCGCGAGGATCGAGGTCTCGATGGCCGAGACCTGGGCCGGCGTCGACCTGGTCGAGACGGGGACGTCGAGGTTCGCGAGATCCGTCGAGACCGCGACGATGTCCGCCTCGCCGGAGAAGGCGCCGAAGTAGAAACGGTCGGAGCTCGGGACCTGGGCGGTGACGTTCGGGTCCGCGTCGACGAGGAAGGTGTAGGACCTGGCGACGTCGGGGATCGTGAACGCGCGGACGTAGTGGCCGGAGACGACGAGGTCGGTCATCGCGACGAAGGCCTGGACGATCGTCCCGGCGTCGTCGGTGATCTGGACCTCGGGCGCGTCGGCGAGCCCGTTCTGGGGGATGCTCGAGGCGAAGATGGTCGCGAAGATGTCCACGGGGCCGGCCTCCTAGTGATACCCGAAGAGCGTGTTGTAAGCCGGATAACGGTCGAAGATCTTCTGGCCGATGTCGGGCGTGAGGTAGGACTTCCACTCGACCCGGTCGGTCGGCTTGACCTCGCCGTCGCCGGTGTGCGGGAACTTGTTGAGCCAGAGCGCGTCGGGCTCGTGCGAGACGTTCTCGATGTCCTCGAAGTCGTGGTCGTAGGGCTCCAGGCCGAGGAAGGTGTAGAGCTCCTGGATCTTCGTCGAGGGGTCGACCGAGAAGGCCTCGTAGTGAAGGACGAACACGTTGTCGCGCCCGCGGGCGATGACGTCCTGGACCCCGATCGCACACTGGCCGATCATCCCCTCGGGCGAGAGGAAGAGATCGGCGCGAGCGAGGAGCGTCTTCTCGACCGGGTTCGCGGCGAGGTCGAACATCGAGGTCTTCCGGTGTTGCTTCTCGATGGATCCGAAGACGGCCCGGAGGTCGCGGACGGTGACGATGATCTTGATGTCGTCGTAGAGCTCGTGGAGGAGGTTCGCGTTGAAGGACCAGCCGCGCGACTTGTCGAAGACGATCTTGTCCTGGTCGAAATACCAGGCGTCGATCGCCCCGTGGATCATGGCCGCGAGCTTGTTCTGGGTCTTGATCCGGTCACGCATGAGCGCGCCCTGGATCTCGGGCGACGTGGAGAACTTGACGATCATCGCGCCGATTATCTCCGGGAGCGGGCTCGTCGCGCCGGCGAAGAAGGCCGGGTTCTGGCTCAAGATGTTACACAACAAAGTCGAGCCGCTCCGAGGGATCCCCGTGATGATGTTGAAGCCCTTCACGGTCGCCCTCCGGCCTGGTTCCGCGCGCGGCCGCGGTCGACGTCGAGCCGGGCGCGCATGAACTCGAGCGAATACTCGAGCGCGTCGATGAGCGTCTGGTCGCCGGGGTTCGCCGCCTGGACGCCCTCGAGATGTGCGATCTCCGCCTCGAGTTCGGTGAGCGAGTCGCCGCGCCATTGTTTCCGGAGCGCCCGGTTGACCTTGTCCATCGCCGCGTCTTCGCGGAGCTGGCGATGGATGTGTGTGACGAGCGCCTTCGACTTGACCTCGCCCTGGGCGACGATCCCGTCGCGCCAGTTCGCATACGTCGGAGCGCCGTCCAGGACGCCGACCGAGATGTAGGTCGCGGCGAGCTGGTCGTAGTAGGCGAGCGCCTCGGCCGGGTCGATCCCGACCGTCCGGTCGCGGAGGAACGTGACCGCGTCGTTCCGACTCCAGGCCGGGTCGGCGATGATCTGGTCGATGACCGCGTTGAGGTAGCGGACGAGGGTGAGCTGTTCTCTGATTCGTGCCATCGTTTAATCCTACTAGGTGATCTGGACCGAGACGCCGTTCGAGCGGATATAAACATAGCCCGACGCGACCCAGACGTCACCATCTTGCAACGCCGAGGGCGCTCCGTCCGTCCCCTTGAAGCGGATCCCGCCGTCGCCGATCTGGAACGTGTCGGCGAGCGTGTTCGTCCCTGGGCCGAACTGGCAGGAGTTGTCGCCGCTGGCGATGATGTCCCCGGCCGTCGCGTCGCCGATCGCGAAGGCCCCGTCGCCGCTCGCGCGGATGTCGTTCGTGAACCCGAGGCCGTGAGCGAACGAGCCGGGGAAGGTTGCCTCGATCATGCCGCCGCCAGCCGCCCGCCCTTGAGCGAAGGCCCCGAAGCCCGAGGCCCGGATCGTTCCTTCTCCCGCGATGTGACCCTGGGCGAACGCGCCGGCGGCGATCGCCTCGAGGGTCGCGGTCAAGGCCGAGTTGTTTGCGATCGCGCCCTGGGCGAAGGCTCCGGCCTCGGTTGCCCGGAAGACCGAGAAGGCGTTCGTGTTCGTGCCGCTGAAGAAGCCCTGGACGAACGAACCCTGGCCGGAGCTCGTGACGTCGATCTGGGCGTAGCCGTAGGAGTAGCCCGCCAGGAACGAACCGATCCCGGAGTTGAGGAGCGTGTGGTTCTTCCCGGTCGCGCCGTAGCCGGTGTAAGCATAGCCGCAAGTGAACGAGCCGGGGCCGGTGACGTTGATGACCGCGTCGCCCGCGCCATACGAAAAGGCCGAGCCGAACGCCAGCGAGCCGCCGCCGATGTTGAGGATCCGGGCCGCGCCGGTCGAATAGCTGAACACGTTCCCCGCGGTCATGACGGCCTTGTAGGAGCCGCCCTGGAGCTGGAGCTCGGTGACGCCGGTGTCGAGTCGGACCTGGTTCCCGATCATGAGCCCGGTCGGGGCCGTCCCGTTGAAGGTTCGGATCGCGCCCTGGGGCGAGACGATCGCGCCGGACGAGTTCGACTCGCCGACGAACATCCCGAGCCGCCCGTGGATCCGGTTGAATCGTTGATCGACGAGGCCGACGCTCCGTTGTTGGTTGTTAGTCGGGACGACGTCCTGGGTCTCGAGCTCGCCCGTGAGCGGGTCGTTCGTCGCGTCGAGCCGGAGGAAGGCGAAGTCGGTGTTCCCGGCGATCGCCCAGATGAAGAGGGCGCGCGCGTTGTTCGCCAGGGTCGCCCCGTCGACCGCCAGGGAGACGCCGATCGAGAACCAGCCGGTCTCGTCGATCGCGTCGAGGATGACGTTCCACACGGCGAAGCGCGAGGCGTCGTTCTCTTGCTGGATGTAGAGCCGATCGCCGGCGGAGATCTGGGCGAGGAAGTTCGAGACGTCGACGCCCTTGTTGTTGATCTCGTCGATGAAGATCTCGGTGACGCTCGCGTGGACCGCGTCGTCGTAGCGGAACCGGCCGCTCCCTGGATCGCCGTCGACGGTCGAGGTCGAGAACCGATACTCGGTCGAGATGAGCCCGCCATTGACGCCGGCGGGCGCGGACGCCGGGAGGGCTTCGACGGCCCCGGTCACGAGAACGTCCCGGTCCCGATGAGAATCCGCTGGCTCTTCGGTCCGAAGAAGTAGATCTGGAGCGTCCCCGTCACGGCCGCGGCGCCCCGCGTGATGGTCAAGTCCCGGCCCTCGATGAAGAGGGCGCGGATCGTCGTGAGCTCGGCCAGGTCTTCGGAGTTCCGGGCCTCGGCCGTTCCGTCCGAGAAGAGGGTGTCGCCGGCGGGGATCGCGCCGGAGGCCGCGAGGACCTCGGCCAGGATCCGGACGTTCGCCGGGAGCGTCAAGGGGTTCGGGAAGGCGGCGCTCGCGACGGCCGCGCCGAAGTCGTGAGGCGAGGCCACGAGGCCGTCGATGTCGTAGTCCTTCTGGTCTTGTTTCTTCCGTCGTCTCACACGAGCGAAGAAGCCGCGCGCCTCATCGGCGGGGCGTCCCGTCGGTGTCGCCATGTGCTACTCCGAACCGGACGCGGGCGTCTTGTCGCCTCCCGCCGGCTTCGGCGGGGACCTGACCGGGCGCCTGGCGCCGCGAGCTCGTTGAACGTGGAAGGCCTGGTCGATCGGCGACCTCCCGGCCGCCTTGAGGATCTCCGCGATCCTGGCGGGGTTCCCCGCTCGGGTCGCGCGGAGCTTCTTCTGGGCCGCGATGTGACCGCGGACGGCGGTGACGAGCGTGTCGCTCCGGGTCGCGTGAGGATAGAGCTCCGCCATGAGCTCGCGGGCCTGGGTCTTGCAGGTCTCGACGCCGGCGAGATGTCCGTCGAGCTCGGCCTGGACGGCCGTGAGCTTCTCCTGGATCCCGGCCTTCCGCTTGTCCTCGGCGTCCTGGACGACGGTGACGGGATCCGGAGCGGCGGCGATCGCCTTCTTCCGCCTGGTCGTGTCGGCGGCCCGCTTGTCGGCTTGGGAGGTTGACCCGTTGGCGGTGTCCGGCGCCTGGGTCTTCACGGCCGCGGCGGCGGTCTTCTCGGTGTCGCCGGCCGGCGGATCCGGTTCTGGATCCGTGGCGGGCGGGTCGGCCTGGGCCGCTGGCGCTTCCGGCTCGTCTTGAGCTGGATCTGGGGCGGTCTCGGGTGAGGCGGATCCCTCCGTGGCCGCGAGCTCCTTCGCGAGCTCGTCGGTCGAGGGCGTGTCTTCGGTGTCGTTCATGTGGTCGGGTCTCCTGGTTGAGGGGAGCCGGCCCTCACGGCCGGCCTCCGACTGGTCCGTCTAGGGGGGCCTAGAACTCGGTCGTCACAAGGCGCGCGGCCTTGATCTGTTTACGCTCTGGGAAGGTCCGGGCCCAGTTGTTGACGCCGTCGGCGATCTCGACGTTCGTCGGGCCGCCGTCGGGGTTCGCTACGGATCCGGCGATGAAGTTGTAGCCGACCGGGTGCATCGACCACTCGATCCTCGAGAAGAGCGTCTCGCCGCCGCCGCCGTTCCCTTGCTCGGGATCGCGATCGACCTCGGCGGGGACCTTCGGGTTCCCGACGCCCCAGCGCGAGGCCATCGCGCCGAAGATCCAGGTGTCGAACACGCCGGCCGCGTTCGGCATCGTGTCGTCCACGATGACACGCCGGCCGAGGAAGGTCGGGATGTCCGCCGCGAGCGGGTTCGAGGAGTCCGGGATGAAGTCGATGAGGTTGTTCTTCTGGGCCTTCGAGAAGACGATCGAGTGCATGAAGACCGCGACGAAGTCGCTCTGGGAATCGCCGGCGGTCGTGATGGCGTCGATGAACGCCTCCGCCGAGAAGTCCGTGACGCCGGGCGTGAACGCGCCCGAGATGTCGACCGTGAGGTCGTCCTGGGCCTCGTTGTTCGTGATGCCGGCCCGCGGGTCGTCGTTCGGTGTCGCCTGGGCGTTGTCGGCGAAGATGCCGGTCCAGGTTGCCACGAACACGGCCTGGAGGCGTCTCCGCCAGTAGGCCGCGACGTTCGACGCGATCGAGTTCGCCGGGTCATCCCCAGCCAGGGCGCCGGCGAGGTCCATCGTCTTCCAGGACTGGTTCCGCGACAAGCGGGTCGCGACCTCCTGGTTCGACTGGACCTTCGCGGCGACCGCGATGTCGGTCGGGTCGTCGGTCGAGACTCGGTCCGCGAGGATGTTCGAGTCGTCGTCGTTGTCTCGCCACGAGGGCGCGTTGAAAGTGGTCCCGCCGCCGGCCAGCAAACCGTCCAGGGCTGGATCGCGGACAACGACGCCGGAGTCGATGAGGGCGGTCTTCTGTTCGGTGAGGGTTCGGACGTAGGGGGCGAAGATCTCCGGAACTACGACATCCGCGACTCGGACTTCGGCCATGATGAGGGTCTCCTTCTCGTTGAATAGAGCCGAGCCCTCACGGCCTGGCGATACGTTACCGGCGCCAGTCTACCGCACAGGAGCGACGGCGCCTAGTTCCACGCCGGCGACCTTCATGAGCCGCTCGGCTTCGACCTTGTTCGCGATGTAGAGCTTCGACTGGGCGGTCATGTTCCAGCCGGCCTTCGTGAAGGGGTTCCCCTTCCCGAGATCTCCGCCGGCGCCAGGGCCTCCCGCCCCGTCGCCGTCCGCTCCGGCCCCGACCGACTTCGGCCAGAACATCCGGAACGCCTTGTCGCGGGCGACCGCCGCCAGGAAGTCTTCGGGCTTCTGGTTCGGACTCACTCCGGCCCCGGCCTCGAGCTTCGTGACGACGCTCCCGTCCTGGGCGACCTCGAAGTTCCGCTCGATGAGCGAGACAAGGTTCCCGACTCCCTCCGGCGTCACGCCGGCGGTGTTCGCGGCCTGGGTGAGCTTGTTCTTGATTGTTGTGTCTCGGCTCTTCCCCAGCGCGTCGTCGCGCTCCTTCTTCGTCGTGTCGAGCTCCTTCGTGATCGAGGCCAGGTTCCGCTCGAGGTCGTGGAGACGTGCGGACACGTCTCCGTCGTTCCCGTCTCCGCCGTCGGCCCCGTTCTTGCCAGGCGTCCCGCCCGGCTTGATGAACTTCTTCATCGAGCCCTCGATGATCTCGAGCACGTCATCACGCGAGAGGCCGGCCCCTTGCTTCCTCGCGAAGTCGGCGCCGGCGTCGGTGAGTCGTTTCTTGAGGGCCTCGGCGTAGTCGTCGAAGTCCTTCTGGGTCTTCATCCCGGTCACGTCCAGGACGAACACGCCGTCGGTCTCGACGTAGTGAGCGGCCAGGCCTTCCGGGATCTTCGCCTTGTCGGCGAGTGTTGCTTCGAGGGTCATCGAGCTCTTCCTCTCACAGGATCGCGCCGATCATAGCGCGAGACTTATGTCAAATCCACACCGATCACGTCGAGGGGACGGGAGCGCCTGGGAGTCGCGGGGCGGGGACGTTGGCCCGCTGGAAGGCGCCGGGGTCCGTCTGGTAGAGCTGGCGAAGCGTGAGGCGCTTCCCTGAGTTGTCGACGAAGCGGTCCAGGCCCAGGCCGCCAGAGCGGAAGAGCCGGCCACGAGCCGGGCCCAGGACGTCGTCCTGGAAGCCGGCCGACGAGCTCCGGAGGAAGTCGGTGTAGTTCGTCGTCGCCGGGACGGGCCCGACGAGCTTCTCGACCGCCCGCCGGCGAGCTGGTCCTCGAAGGCCGCGGAGCTGGCGCTCGGTCGCGCGGTTCGCTGGGCGCCGGCCGAGCTTGCGCCCGTCGACGACCGGGACGCGGATCGACCGGCAGTTGATGTGGATCGGCGGGTGAGGTCCCTCGCCGACCGGGAAGATCTCGCCGTCGAGCGACTGGCAGATCGGCGTTGTCCTCGAGTCCAGGGTCGCGACGTATTGCTCGCGCCGGATGATCCTCCGGTTCGCCTTGTAGAACTCCGAGCGGACGCCGTTGATGATCGCGGCGGTCGCCGTCTGGGCGAGGACCTGGGAGCCGCGGCGGGTGATCTCGCGGACGCCGTCGGCCCCGCCGAGGGCCCGCGTCCCGAAGATCCTCCTCCCGATCTGGGTCGGCGTCTCGTTGAAGACGAGCCCCTGGCGGATCTCGCCCATCATCCGCCGGCGGTCGCCGAGCTGGTAGGTCCCGAGCCAGTCGCGGAGGATCCGCTTCTCGAACGGCCGGGCGAAGACGATCCCGCGGAGGTCCTTCACGGAGGGGAGCGACGGGTCGAAGGCGACCGGGAGGGCGTCGGTGACGACGCCGGCGATGAACTGGGTCTCGGCGATCGAGAGGCCGACGAGCTCGCGGCGGACGAGCGCGTTGATCTCCTGGAAGGTCGGCCGGTTGATGTCGGCGATGAGCTTCGAGGTCCGGATCATCCGCTTCGTCGTCGCGGGCCCAGGGTCCCAGCCGAGGGCCGCGATCCGCTCGAGCCGGGCGCCGAGCCTGGCCCGGAGCTCGGGCTCGGCCCGGTTGAGGAGCGAGACCATGCGGTTCGAGAAGCCCTTCGTGAAGCGGAGGACCTGGATCTGGTGGGCGATGAGCTCGTCCCGGATCTGGACGTTCGACGTCGCCACGGTCTACTCCTCGGCGTCGCCCTGGTCTCCTCCGCCTCCTGGCGGGGCCTGGCCGCCTCCGGGCGGCTTGTTCGCGGCGTCGATCGCCGACTGGCGGGCCTTGACCATCGCCGGGTCGTTGAGGCCGGCGGGAGCTCCTCCGGGTTCTCCTGGTACGCCGAGGAAGGCGTCGCCGCCCGTGTCGAAGGCGTCCATGTCGGCCTCCTCGTCGATCTGTTCGAGCTCCTCCTCGAAGGTGAGCTCGGTGAAGTCCTTCTGGCGGAGCCAGTTGTGGACCGACTTCCAGGAGAGCGGGACCTTCGACTTCTTCGCCGTGGCGAAGGCGATGAGGTCGGCCGGGTCCTGGTCCTCGGTGATGAAGTCCAGGTTCGGCTCGACCTTGACCTCCGACGGATCCGCGCCGACCCAGACCGCCGCCTGGCGGAGGGCCGTCTCGAGCCCGGTCGCCGAGGTCATGGCGATCGTCTGGAGCGTGGCCGTCCGGCCCGCGACTCGGATCCGGAGCGTCTCGGCCGCCTCGGCGCCAGCGCCGCTCGAGAGGAGCTTGATCCCTTCCTCGCCGGCGCGCTTGTAGTCGTCCTCGAGGCTTTGTCGTTGCTCCTGGAGGGCGTTCGAGTCGGGCCCGATGAACTTCGCGTCGCCCTCCGGGTCCGGGATGTTGATGTAGGCGCCCGAGCCGATGATCGGGGACTGGTCGGCCGAGGGGTTCCCGTCGGTCGAGCCCTGGGCGATGTCGAAGCCGGTGAGGACGAGCGTGTCCTGGCCGGACATGAAGAGCGCGCTCCGGTGATCGGCTTCGCCCCTGTAGATCGCGAAGCCCAGGTTCGCGAGGTTGATGAGCGGGACCTCGCCTGGCTGGGTCGCGAGGTCGGTCGTGTTGATGAACGTGAAGGGGATGTCTTCCGACGTCTTGCCACGGATCGCCGGCTGGACCGCGACCTGGAGGTTCCCGTCGCGCTCGACCTGGCTCGTGTAGACGTTCGCGCCGGCGTCGCCCAGGTTCAAGACCCGGTAGCGCGGGACGAGGTTCCAGGTGAAGCGGTTCCCGGTGTCGCGCTCGAAGCGCGTCTCGTCGAGGACGACCATGAGGAGCCGGCGGATCGCCTCGCTCCGCTTCGAGTCGTCTTGTTGCTTGATGTCGTTCGTGACCGTGAGGTCGTCCCAGTTGAGGATCTGGGGCGCCGGATAGCGGACGATGAGCGGGAGGTCCCGGCTCGGATCCACGTCCAGGAGGAGCCCGAGGCGCCCGTAGAGGAGCTGGTTGATGTGGATCTGGACGAGGAGGTCGTTGAGCGACTCGCCCTTCGGTGTCGCGAGCTCCCTCATGTCCTCGAGGGCTTCGGGGAGCTCGATGTTCGCCGGCTCGCGGTCGAGGATCCCGGTGAGAGCCCGGACGGTCTCCTTCACGAGATCCGGGAAGAAGGCCCGGATGATGTAGGCCGTGTAGAGCGCCAGGCCTTCGGAGTCGAGCTTCGTCGCGGTAGTCGAGAGCGCCCTCATCCCCGACGTCGCCGGGAGGTAGAGGGTCGTCTTCGCCTTGATGTGACGCTGGCCTTCGTTCGCGTCGAACATCGTGACCCAGTCGGGCCGCCTGGCTTGATGATCTGGGTGAGGGTCGGAGATGTTCGAGCCGCCCTGGGAGGACTGGGGCGGCGTCGTGATCCCCGGCTGGAACGGGGCGGTCGAGCTGGCAAGGATCGAGACGGTCGTCGGGTCGTGGCTCATTAAGCGGCTCCTCTAATCGCGCCCGTCCTCGGGCGTCGCGGTTGTCTCACGGCGCGGTGATACGCTCGCGAGAAGGCGTCGACCTGATCCTTGAACGTGCTCCCAGGGAAGGCCGCGGCCTCATCCAGGAAGACTCCGTTCCAGGCGCCACGAACGAGGAACACGTTCCCCGCTTCGACTTGTGCCGCTGGAGCCTCGGCTCGGACCTCCTTCGCGCCGCTCTCGGGCGTGTAGTAGATCCGACGATCGGGGAAGTCCGCGGCGATGTCTTGCGCCTGGGCCTTCCCCGCCTGGCCGGGATCCTGCGGGAAGTCGATGATGACGACCTTCCCGTCGTTGCTCGCCGCGGTTCTCATTGTTGTCCGGACTTTATGCGGCGAGCCTCGGAGACGAATCACGTCCTCGATGTAGATCTTCCGCTTTACATAACGGAGACGCAAGCCGACGGTCCAGGCCGCCTTCTTCGCCTCGACGGCCGTCGCGTCGGTCGCCGCCAGGTCCCAGCCGCGGACGATCGTCCCGCCCTTCGGGACCTCGGCCGCGTCGATGATCTTGAAGTCGTCGCGCTTCATCATCCCGCCCTCGCGAGGGTGAGGTCGTTGTTGAAGCTGGCCGGCGACGCCGTACTCGGTGAGGCCGATCGTGAGCTCCTCGATCCGCTTCTCGTCGAAGAGCTCGGGGAAGAGGAGCTCGCCGGGCTTCGTGCGCCAGTCGAACGGACACGGGTGAGGATGATCGGGCTCGAACCTGGCCGGGAGGCACAAGTGGGTCCAGAGCTCGCCCTCCTCGTCCAGGAAGACGCCGGTGAGATCTCGAGGGTGTAGGCGTTGCATGATGATAACGACGGCCCCGGTCTTCGAGCGGACTCGAGTCGGGAGCGCGAGGCGGATCTTCCGGATCGTCTCGTCGCGGACCGTGTCGCTCTCGGCTTGCTCGACGTTGTGAGGGTCATCGAGGACGACGATGTCGCCGCCTTCTCCCATGATGCCGGCGACCGCGCTCGAGAACCTGTAGCCGCCCTCGGTGTTCGCGAAGCGGCTCTTCGTGTCCTGGCCGGCGCGGAGGAGGCCCCAGGTGTTCGGCCGGCCCGCGAGGAGGTCCTGGTAGAACTCCGACCTCATGAGATCCCGCGAGCGGTCGGCGTCACGGAGCGCCAGGTCGCCGCGGTAGGCGGTGAAGGCGAAGCGGATCTGGGGCCTCATGAGCCAGGCCCAGGCCGGCCAGAAGACCGAGACCGAGAGGCTCTTCATGTGACCGGGCGGGACGTTGATGATGAGCCGGCGGATCCGGCCCTTGAGGACTTGCTCGAGGACCCAGGCGAGGGTCCGGGTGTAGCGGCCGAAGGACGGCGGGGACGGGTCGACCCAGCGCCAGGCGTCGCGGATGAAGTCGTGGAGGCCGAGCCCTCGTCGAGCTCGTTCGGCTCTAATCCTGGCGAGGGCCGGCTTCATCGCCGCCCGCCTTCACGAGGATCCGCTCCAGGGCCTCGAGCTCGTGGTCCTCGAGGAGCGTGAGGTCCGCGGTCGCCGGGAGAAGATCATCGGCCGGGCGTTCGTCGCCGCGGCTGGGCTTGAACTCGGGGAAGTATCCGCCGATGAGCTGGGCGAGGAGCCGGTCCGAGGGTTCCTTGACGTGGAGCGTCCCCTTCGCGTCGGTGAACTCGGTCCAGTTGTAAGCGCGCCGCCAGCCCTCCCCGACCAGGAGCTCGCGGCCTTCGGTCAAGGCCTCCCTCATCGCCTCCCGGAAGCTCGGGTTCTTCCCGGCGAAGGCGTAGATCGTCGAGCGGCTCCAGCCGATGATCCGCGCCGACATCGAGACGTTCCCGTTGTGACGAAGCGCCTCGAGGAAGGCGACGATGTGGATCGGGACGACCTTCGACGCCCGGCCGGGAGGCGCGCGCGCGTCTCGGGCGTCTTGTTTTTGTTCGTTCGGGGGGTCCTGGGCCATCACGGCCTCCGGGGTCGTCTCACACGATCGGGGTCCGATCGTACACGTCCCAGGATCCACGGACCAGAGCCGCCAGGTCGACCGGGAGCTCGAGGAAGGGGATGTAGTCGTCGGCGATCATGATGACGCCGGTGAAGCCCCAGAGCTTCGTCGTCGTGTAGTTCCAGACGTGAGAGTCCTCTCGGCCACGGTAGACCGCGTCGATGAGCGCCTTGACCAGGTTGTCGGCGTCGGGCTTGAGCTTGTGAGGCCAGCCGCACGTCGCGCGCTTCTTCTTCTCCGACCAGGACTGGCTCATCGGGATCACGAAGACGACGTGGAAGAAGTCCTCGGGGAGCTCCTTCACCTTGTAGCCGACGTGATCCCGGAAGGCCCGGTACTCGCGGACGGCCTTCGACGGGGCCCACTTGTCGCGCCGGCTCTGCCTGGGCGCGGCGGTCGGCTGGATGTCGAGGACCTGGATCTGGGTCATCTATCCGGGGCGATCTTCGTCCGCTTCCGCTTCCGGTTCCGGCATGGGTTCCGGTTCCGGCATGGGCGCCGCCCTTTTCCCGGTGATCGGTGTCCGGCCATAGTTTATTCCCTCCAGGTAGTTGAGACGATCGTCGTCGTCCTCGAAGAAGATCAAGCCCTCGATCGAGTCGAGCTCGTAGAGGGCCGCCTTGTTCTCGCCCTTCGCGACCGCCTCGACGGCGAGCCAGAGATGAGCGAGAACGTGTTGAAGTTCGGAGTCTTCCTTGATGGTCATTCGGGCGGGCCCGGTTGATGGCGCCAGTGAGTCGGCCCTGGGCGGACGTGAGCGTAGCCGTCCGCACACGTCGCCATCCAGCGCGGCGGGACGTCGGTCGACTCGTTCGTCCAGCAACACGTCGAGCGGGCCTTGTTCTTCATGAACTGGGGGAACCAGCCGACGACCTCGGCGTGGAAGGTCGTCCCGTCGGTGAAGCTCTCGGTCGCTGGCGGGAGCTCGTCCTCGACCTTGATCCAGTGGGGCTCGCTCATCGGTTCGCCTTCCTCGAGGCCTTCGCGATCTTGTCGCGCTTGCGTTGCCGGCGCCGGTTCTTCGAGAACCAGGCCGCCTCGCCTACGCCTGGGGTCTGGCCCTTCTTCCGGTTCGCTCGGCGGGTCCCGGCCATCTAGGGGTCGAAGCCTGGGCCCAGGAGGAGCGCGCCGATGTTGATGACGATGAGGCCGGCGAAGATCACGACGGCCGCGATGAAGACCCAGAACGCGAGCCTCCTCACGCCGGCGGCCTGGGCTTCATGTTGAGCTTCGTCCGGACCCAGTCCTCGGCGATGATGGCGAAGCCCGGCTGGGGCACGTTCCAGCCGACGAACGCGCCGGCGATGAAGGCGGTGATGATCCAGAACATGATCTTCCTCCTACTCGTTGCAAGTCTTGACGATCGCGACGGTCACGCCGATCACGACCGCGGCGACAATCAGGCGTCGACGATCACGCCGCCCGTCGCCTGGGGCGGGGGGCTCAGGTCTAAAGATACCGCGCGCCAGCCCTGGAACGAGACGGGGTCGGACTCGTTGCCGGCGTTGTCCTTCTGGATGACGGCGAAGTCGAAGTCGCCCTCGATGCTCGGGATGTCGACCTCGGGGATCGTCGTCGTCGCGAACGGCTCGACCGTTCCGCCGGCGTCAATCGAGGCGAGCCAGACATCGACGTCGATCGCGGCGTCGCGTTGATACCAGTCCCAGGCGTCCGTCGCCTCGTTCGGGTCGACCTTGAGCTTCTTCGCTTTAATCTTCGCCACGTTGCCCTCCTACTCGATGGAGCCGCCGGTCGCGGGGGCGAGCTCGGCGAGGATGATGAAGCCGCGAGGATACACGACGGGGTCGGTGTAGGCCGAGTCGATCGAGACCGCCCAGACGGAGCACAAGATCCAGGAGCCGTCGGTCCGTTGTTCGGCGTCGGGCTCGGTTCCGTCTTGCGCGATGTCGGTCCGACACGCCCGGAGCTTGAGGAAGAAGACGCCGGCGCGGTTCGGGGTCCAGGCCTGGAGGTTCGTCCCCTCCGGGAGCTCGGACGTGAAGACCGGGACCTGGGGATCCTTCGGCGGGAACTCGAGGAGCTGGAGCTGGTAGAAGAGGGCCATCGTCGCGACGTCGTTCGCGTCCGGGGCCCAGGCCAGGGTCCGCTCGTCGCCGGTCATCGTCCAGACGAGGGCCTGGTTGTAGACCGTACACGTCCCGCTCGAGCATGGCTCCGCGAACGGGACGGGCTCCTGGGCTTCGACTGGGCGGAAGAAGCTCATGACCAGGGCGATGACGATGACGACGAACGCGATGATCCAGGCCTTCACGATGAGGCCGGTCATCTCGATCTCGTGGCGGATCTTCCGCTTGTGGTAGGTCGTCGGGACGTAGTCGTCGGGAGTTCCGTCGGGTCTCACTAGCCGACGCCCTCGACCTCGGCGTCGGTCGTTGGCCCGTGTTCGCCGAGGATCTTCGAGAGCTCGATCTGGGCGGTGATCTCGTCGTCGTAGCCGCCGGCGTCGACTGGCTCGCCCGAGTTGAACTTCGCGAGGTTGCGGGTCGCGGCGTAGGCGATCCGGAAGAGCTTCCCCATGCGTTGAACCTTGAGGGCCGGGATCGGGGCCTTCTCCGTCTCGGGTTCGGTCCGGTCCCAGACTCGCTCGGTCCTCCGTTCGCGATCGCGTTCTCGCCGGCGGGTCTTCTGGGCTTCGGTTCTGGGCTTGCGTTCGTTCATCGTCTACTCCTCGCGGTCGTCGAGCTGGGCCTGGATGTTCTTCCGGGTCTCGGTGTCGCGCCGCTTGAACCGTCTCCGGATCCCCTCACGGATCCAGGCGCCGAAGAGGAGGGAGCCTAAGATCCCGAGGGCGATCGCGAGGAAGACGCCGGTCCAGAACGGCCAGGCGAAGAAGATCACGGCCCAGAAGATGAGACACAAGACGGCCAGGTAGGCGAGCGGCGTGAGCCGCCGGAGCTCGTCGGTGTAGAACATCACGGGCCTCCCCGTCGCGTCGGTCTTCCCTGGCCGGGAGCGTAACATCGGGAGGGACGGCGCGCTAGGTCTCGGGATCCTCGGCCTCGAGCCGGTCGTTGTGGTCGTCGATACACTCGACGAGCTTCCCGCGGATCGCGGACGACTGGGTCATCCAGGTCCTCATCGCCTGGAGGTTCTCCGCGAGGACGGCGTAGAGCTCGGAGTTGAACCAGTAGCCCCAGACCTCGCCGGGATCCATCACGAGCGTCGGCGGCGTGTCGCCCAGGGCGAGCTCGTCGGGGCGTTCGGTCGTGGCCGAGCACACGATCGGGATCGGCTTCTCGGCGATGATGATGTCGGGCGGCGTGGTCCCGAACAACGAACAACCAGGGAGAACCCCGCACAGAACGACCAGGAGCGGCGCCCGCCTATTCACGGGCGACGAGCTCGATGTCCGTCCAGACCTTCGTCGTCGCTCGCCTTGCCAGGCGCTCGAGGAGCCCTGGCTTCGCCTGGGTGAGGCTTTCGAGCCGCGCTCGGTCTTCGAGGACTTCGGTCGTCTCATCTTCACGGGTTCGGGCGGCCTGGAGCTCGGTCCGGAGTTCCGCCTGGCGTTCGCGATCGTCCTCGAGGGCTTCCTCGAGTCGGTCGACCTGGGCTTCGGCCAGGTCGGCGCGTGTTCGTTCGGCCGTGGCGGAGACTTCCGCCGCGACCCTCATGTCGATCTGACCCTTGACGAGGAAGACGCCGGCGCCGATCATGCCGCCACCTAACACGAGCACAACGAGGAGCGCCTGGATGTTCAAGCTCTACCCGCCATTGGATCTTCCCGTCCGGAAGTAGTTGTTCGTGAGCGTCCCGAGGACGCCCGTCATGACCCCAAGGATCCCGACCGGGAAGCCGGCGACCGCGAGCGCGACCGTCGGGTCCTGGACCGTCGTCCAGTCGAAGGCCATGAACCACTCGGCCAGGTAGAACGAGAACTTCGCGAAGAAGGCGTAGTAGAACATGACGAGCGCGCGCGGGATTATTCTCAAGGCGTCGAGCCTCTCGGCGAAGCGGATCCAGGCGTCGTCGGACGGCTCGGTCATGGCTTTCCTTTCCGTCGTCGGGGTCCGGGCGGTCCGCCTCGTCTGCGGGGACGTCGAACTGATCGACGGCTCGGGTGTTCTACGATCACGGGGCGATCGGGGCCCGGCGGGCGATGATCCGGGTGATGGTAGCGTTCCGCTCCGTTGTGAGGTCGGCCAGGTTTCGCACGTCATCGGCCAGGAGTGACGCCTCCGCGGCGGTGAGCTCGTCCTCGTCCTCGAGCTCGCGGATCTCCGTCTCGATCTCCTCGATCCGGATGTCGAAGACCTGGACGAGGAGCGTGTCGACCGAGGCGACCGTGGCGGTCTGGGCGACCGAGTTCGCCGCGACGATGACGCCGAGCGCCTCGATGTCCTCCTTCTGGGCGTAGCGTTGATCGGCGCCCCAGACGGCCAGGGAGCCGCCGCCGCCGAAGAAGAACGCGACGACCGCGCCGATTGAGATCCCCTTCTGGGTTCCGGTGAGTTGTTTCATGGTCTCAGTCCTCCGCCGGCGGCCGGCGCTTTGCGTTCTTCCGTTGGATGTGTCCGTAGTCGCCGAGCCTCTGGTCTTCCGTTGATCCGTCCCGGTCGAAGTCGCCGCCCCAGGTGAGCTCGATCCCGAGCTTGACCGCCGCGGCGTACACAATGCCGGCGAGAAAACAGAAGAGCGCCTCGTCCTTCCAGGGGATCCCCTTCTTCCCCGAGGGGAGGGTGATGTAGGGCGCGAAGTCGACGGCCTCCGAGCATGGGGTCCCGTCTTCGTCTTCG